CAGCTACTTGAACACAGACGCAGGACGTCTACTATGGGGGAGAGAAATGAGCAAAGGAGGATGGCGAAAGCTATTTTCAGAGATATACGAGCATGGGCCACCAAGCACCATCGCAGGACTTGATTGGAGTCAGTTTGACAAACGTCTACTACACCAACTCATCCGAATCGTCCATCACATCTGGAGATCATACTTCGACTTCACTCGCTACGAACCAACCAACCAATACCCAAACGCAAATCCGCGTGACCCGAACAGGGTTGAACGCCTTTGGCAATGGATGTGCACCGCAATTACGGACACACCTATTCTACTACCAAATGGTGAATTATGGAAATGGAACTGGAATGGCTTCGGCTCAGGATACCAACAGACCCAACTTATGGACACCTTCGCTAACGCAATCATGATATACACATGTCTGATCGCTCTCGGCGTCGACGTCACGAACCCTAAGTTTTGGGCCCGCTTTCAAGGAGACGACTCAATAGTCGCATTCTTCGAGCAAATGTTTCTTATCTACGGTAACGACTTTCTTATCATGCTAAGCGCAGTAGCCTTGAAATACTTCAACGCTGTACTCAACGTGAAGAAGTCTTTCATACTCAAGCACGCTCATCAAGCGTCAGTCTTGAGCTATCCAAATTGGCACGGTACACCATACCGTACTGAAGAGGATCTACTACGACATCTAATGTTTCCAGAGAGGCCACAAGACCTCGGGAGACTAGCTGCATCCGCCATCGGACTCGCACAAGCCGCACTCGGCTCAAGCGAACGGTTCCACAATCTATGTGAATCAATTTTCACTAAACTTGTCAAACGCAAGGGAATCAAAGTCAAATGGACTGCACTAAAATGGATGATCAGAGCAGGATACTACGGCACAATCGAGCAACTCAAGAGAACAGAGTTCCCATCACAGGAGGAGCTTCTCTCACTCGGAATTGTACCAACAGGAAGATCAGAAAACGACCGCCAGCGCATTTGGCCAACGAACACCAACGCAAAAGGAGGATTCTTTTTCTTACGAGATATTTAATTAGTTTCGGATTTTTTCTACAATATGCTTTTCATTTTTTTAAG